GAACTTTTAAATACTATTACGGACCGTTAGAACCGAAGATAGCACGTGGATCGGTCCAGCCGAATGAATAACGCTCGTAACCTTTTGCTTTCGCATTCATGGTGTCGAAGTCATTATCTTGATCGAATTGAATACCAACACGCTCATAATACTTCATACCATCACGTACATTAGTACGGATGAACCAAGCATGAGGAGCTGTGAAATAATGGTTAACTACAGCACCACCTGGGAATACATTGTTTGCCTTGAGGATGTTCAAGTCATTGTTTGCATTACCTGGTTGTGAGACAGTCTTCAAAATACGACCAGCATTATAGATCTCTTGACGAGCAATGTGTAATGATTTTGGCATTACATTGATCAAGAGGCCTCGGTCGTCTTGGAAGCCCATTAAAGCGATAGTTGCATCTTCTAAAGAAGCTTCTGACAAGTCAGCATCAACTGTTAACTTATTAGCAAATGTACCACCAGAAGTATTTGGATGAGCTGTGGAGCAGAGTGCTACGCCATCGCCACCAGCATACTGGAGGTTAGTACCTGTTGTGAATGCACGGTTGTAGATGTTTGCACCTACATTTTCTTTCGTTTGACGGAAAGACATAGCCAATGCACCAGAACGTTTCTTAGATACTTGCTCGTACAAGTTGTCGTCAAGTTCTTCTTTAGTTACGATATAGCCTAAAGCGTAAGCAATATGTGTGTAACGTGTTGTAAAGCCTTGGATCTCAGAGTCATAAGTAACTCCAGCGCCTTCAGCTTTTTGTGGAACGAGTCCGAAGCCAGTAACCTGGACATCTTCTTCGTAGTTTTGATGAGATGAATCTTTATCAAAGAGTGCAGAAAATTCTTCTGGATGCTCTTCGTATACTTGTCCCCACCAAGCTTTAATACCAGGCCATAGGGCCTTAGGATGGGTACCGGTTGTGATTACGCCTGCCATGTTTTTATTCCTTTAGTTATTAAGCTGTGCCTTGGGCTTGCTTGTATTGGTGACGATTAAAGATAACTTGAACGTTATCATATGCACCAACTGCGTTATCAGAACGTTGTACTACGCCGATGATAGTCAAAGGCAACGCCAAAGAACCAGTTGTACCTTGAGCAATAATACCAGAACTAGTCAAGACAGTGCTTGATAGTGGGCTAGATTGTGACAAAGTAGTTTGGTTAGCTGTAATAGTCATAGGGGCATTTGCACCTACGTTTGCAGCAGAAGCACCAGTAGCATCAGTTTCAATTTCAAAGATGATGCTAGGATCGGTTACAACAACAGCGTATTGTAAACCAGAACTTACTGGGAAGTAAATTTGATTCAATGCAAGGGTTGTGCCTTGTAGTGATACACCGTAGTTAGCTACACGGAACCCAACAATAACACCAACAGGGATATCGGTAGTAGCAGCTTTAGTTACGAATGCAGTGCCGTTCGTGTCGGAACCACCAGCAAGCTTAACAACGTCGCCAATGGCGTAGCTGTTTGAAGCATCGTTAGCGATAGCGAAAGTCTGGCCTTGTTGGTTCCAAGCTGCGCCGGTAATGCTACCGACTGGGCTTAGACCACGAGGGGCGTTTGTATTTGCCATTTATAGTCTTTCAATAAGATTAAAGATTAGTATTTATTAGACGAACCGAGTTTAATACCAGCGTCATAGAAGCCAGTAGTATCTACAGAGTGTCCACCCTTCCCTCGTTTAATCGAGTTATCGGTTTTATCATTTCGTGCTTGGATATCTGCTTGATCCTCTTCCCACCAGTCTTGCTTGATCTTTAAAAGGATCTGCTGAACTGGCTTACCAAGAGCATCAGTACTGCCCATAACACTTACTCTATCTCCTAGATCGACGTTAGTATCAGTAACATTCGATGCATTATATCCTACCTCATCGGGAGAAACGAATTCCCAACCAGCATCAATAGCCGCAGCAATGCGACCAGGCTCATCATTAAAGAAGTACAAGTGATAGCCTTCAATAAGCTTTCCTACTTGCAACTTGCCACGTGTCCCGTTAAACGCCCCACGATTGCGGCGTACCGGTTTCTTTGTAGACACAGTGGATGTCTTGACTTCTTCTTGTTGTACCGGAGTAGCTACTTTAGTAACTACATCTTTTTTATCTGTTGTCATATTCATTCTCTCTTGTTTATTCTGACCAGTCGTATTCAGCGACATAGGCTTCTTTACTCTTAATTAAACCTTGCTTAAGAAATCTATCGCAAGCAGCTTTAGCTTCTGCTGGTAGATTCTCATATGATCGTTTAGCACTAGCCGGACGACCTGATGTTGTTGTAGAGCCTGCACCATCCATTGGATTAGGGCGGGTCTTCTTACCAAACTTATCAGGGTATGTTTGTGCTAACTCTTCATCTAACTTGTCAAGGAATGCCTTACCTTTAAGGGTAGGGAACTCTTCTGTAATTGATTTACCAATTGCGTTGGTGACATCGGTAACACGCTTGTCTTGACCAAACCAGACATTCTTATCTAACCACGCTTGCAGATTTTCATCTGGTTGTGCAGCAGCCTGTTGTACTGGTTCTGGTTGACGATTAGCATCGGCCTTAGCCTGCACTACGTCTTCTTTAATCAAGTCCATTGCATCATCAATCTCGACTACACGATCACCATCTCCAGCGGAGACTGCATCTCGTTTAGCTTGTTTCAGTTGTGATAACTGAACCTCAAGATCTTTAGCTTTGCGTTCATACTGTTCCTTTTGGAACTTCTGGAACTCTCTAGCAGTACTTCTTGCTTCTTCAGCAATGCTACGTGCTTCTTTAAGTTCCTTGAGCAGTTTCTCATTGTTCTTACGAAGGATAGGCATAATCTCTTTGCCACGCTTGACAAAGGTTTCTGCATCTACCCAATCAGCCTCACTGCCACGGTAGTCTTCTTTGGCTACCCAACCCTGTGCACTTGCTTCAGCAGCAAAGTCTGGGGTTTGTGGTTGTTCAAGATGCTGATCAACTGGTGCTTGCTCTTGTTGAATATTACCTACATCATCACTCATAAAATTCCTTTAGCTAAAAACGGATCAACCAAATCCATATCTGGATCTAAGAGACCAGTAAGGTCACTATGATTAATCATCCTATACTTATTACCGTCTCGTCCAACATACATTAACCCAGCATACTTAGCCATGATTACTTTATCACCCGCTTTAACAGGTGACTCATCATAGCCTTCTTCTTTAAATGCATCAGGACCTACCTCAATAACTTCACCAGTAGTATTACCAAGTTGCTCACGTTCACTCATTGCTTCGGATGAAACAATAATACCGCTTGCTGTCTTGTTAACAACCACTAATGGTTTAATTAAGATACGGTTTAACAAAGGGGTTATCCCTGTGTAGTTACTCATCTATTCTCCCTTAAACTATCCATCAGACCCTCATAATCAAGAGTAAGAATCATGCTAACTGCTGCAATACGACCACGAAGATTATTATCATCCTCAGTACCACCTACTAGCATTTCCTTTAAATACTCTCGATCATTAAAGAGGGCTTTAAAAAAAGCCCCCGTGATCGGATGTTGTTTCCAGTCCAGGAATTCTGGTTCTGTTACAACGCTCAAATTACTCTCCTTGTTCCTCAGATGGTGTATCCTCGGCTTCCGTTAACTTCATCATAAGCTCGACTGAAGACAATATGCCTTCATTCTTTGCTTTCATTGCAGCAATCTGGGAATTGATTAACTGTATATGCTGTCCTGTACGAACACCACCAGCTTCTTCTAATGCCAGTAAAGCTTCTGCTTCTAGCTTGTGAATCTTAGCTTCATTTAGCTTAGCTGTATCCATAAGCTTCAGTACACCAAGTTTCATTTGCAACTGTTGGTCCGCTTGTTTTATTTGGGACTTCATTTGCTCAACCTGCAACTTCTCAGGAATAGGTGGTTTAATTGCGTTCGGACCTTTTGGATCTGGAAGCAATGTTTCTAACTCTGAAACCTTCCAAGCTTTAGCATACATCAACTGTGCCTGACGAACATTAACGCCTGGTGTCGTTGTTGCTAACTGGAGGATTGCCTGGGCCTGTTGCATCTTCTGACTATCACTGACAATGCTAGGATCTGCACTAGGACTAATATCACTTATTGGACCGTTGTAGTCCTCTGCACTGATTGCAAACTCACCCTTGTCTGATTGAAAGTCAACCTCATCTTCAAGGTACAATTGGTTTAGTCTGTATAGTTTGCGGAACTCCTCTTTAAGGCTTCTGTAGGTACGTTTAAAGATACCAGAGAAAATCTTCATTCCTTGCTCAGCCATTGTTCTTGTTGTCTCAGCTGCTGTATTCTGGCCCGGATTTTGTCCAACCAGAATATCAACTGATCCACCAATACGCTCACCATAGTTGATAAGCATTCCAAGCAAAGTAAACAGAACTTGAGAAGGCTCCCGAACAGGAAGAGGCACAATGCCTTTACGTAAATCATCACCAGTTGAATCAACATGTTTCCATTCTAACGGTGCAAAGTTATAATTACCACCACGCATCTTAATACCACGGCTTAAAAATCCACCTGCTGTATTAGCCATAGTACCAGCATCAATCATTTGATTAATAAGAGTATCAATACTTTGATTAAGTGGTCCTAACAGAACACCAAAACCCAAGTCATAGAAACCACCATCTGGTGATGGGATAAACGGGAACTTAGTAAAGTACTGTTCAGCTTTAATACTAAGGATAGTTCCTTTAGTATCACGTTCAACAGACTGATCAAAGAACCTAGCTACGATACGTAGTACTTGTTTAGTATCACGACGTACCCATACTATGTATGGCTCGGCGTAACCGTCACCATCAAAATCAATAAACTTATGCATTTCAAGGATTTCGTATGGTGTGCTAGAGTCTGTAGACTGTGGCGCTTCCATTCCCTGCGCTTTGTTTTGTGTCAATTGTAAATTAGATTGTGGAATTGTAACAGCTTGGTTATCCGACATCTCACAAAACAATCCACGAGCGACTCGCTCATAGATCTCATTCTTAGTCATGTACTGTACGTGGGTTACACGTGGTGCATAATCAAGAGACTTACTCCAATAGTTAACTACCAGATCTCTAGCAAGAATGTATTCCGATTGAGGACGTCTCTTTGTCGGATGGTAAAACGTTTTCTTAAAGGCACAACCTACAATAGGTTGGGTAATTAATACTCTGTCTGTCTCCTCTTCCCAGTTCTCATCTACTTCTAGAATCTGGTAAGACATGTGGTTTTCTACACGCTCCGCTCTACGCTCTTTTTTCCCATCAGGATCATCACCAATAACACGACACCGTACAGGGGTATCGCCATTAATAAGGACAGGATAAGCACGAGCATGGTACTGCAGTGCCGCAATAGTAATAAGAGGGAATTTGACATTAGATGCATTAGGCCATGGGAAGGATTTAGCTTCTGCAACCTGTAAAGCCAATTTCATTGACTCTTCAGTTCGTTTCTCCCAAGCAGATCTGGATAGTAAATCAGCAGTGAACTCTTCATAAACATCATGACCAATCTTGTAGAGATCGTCTTCATGTAAAAGCTCTGCTATGTTAGGACAGACTACTAGGTCCGCTAGCTTGTGTGTTTCTTTTAATTTATTCAAGGTTAGTATCCTGTTGTGGCATTAGCGCCTCGTCTATCGTATCCGAACTCATGCATAGCATCTCGGTATTCTTCGTCCTCAACCTCATCATTGGTTGGGGCCTCAATAAGTCTATCAAGCATCATACCTAAGTAAGCCATACAGTCAACTTGGTCATCGTGCTTGTCTCTTGGGAATCTCATCATCTCATCTTCGAGAATTTGATACCAGTCAGCATTCTTATCAAACCTAACGCCCTTAGCCCGCATCCTAGCTTGGATACTCCTGCCCCTAGCAATCTTGTCTTTGCCACCGTGCTTCAATGGATATAGATTAAGATAGGTATTTGTTTTCTGCATCTCTTCCCTAAGGAAAGGTCCAATAGCTTTTGAGACTTGCATCTCCTCAATACCAAAGGCCTCCGGCTTGTACAGTCTTTGGAGAGCAAGAATAGTGTCTACGATCTCCCGGCCATCTAGACGGTCTCGTATAACATCACGGATCTGAATACGCTTATTCTCATCTACCCCAGCAACAATGAATACAGAGTAATCAGCCTGTTGTGTTTGAGAGATAGCCAAGTCAGCAGTGATGTAGTAATTAATGCGGGCAGTCTGATCATCAACCGTTAATGCGGCAAAGTCAGGCTTTTTGAAATAGGAATTCGCTTCATCAAGGGGTACGTTAAGGTACTCTTGAGAATAGACGTCAGGCATACCCTGGCGGATATACTCTTCACGTAATGCTTTAAGTTCTTCAGCACTCTTCTTTTCAGGCCACAGGATCTCTGTGAAGTCTGGGTTGTGTGCTTTGTACTTAACTGACTTCCATAAGGAGCGACCAAGTGAATAGGTCTTGAGTCCTTGTGTAATTGTTTTCTTGTCACTGTCTCGTGGCATTAGAGACTCTAGGAGGCTATCCATGTGTAAGATTGTACCTACCATCCGGATAATCCCCTTGTCACTTCTACATGGTAATAACGCACCGTAGAACCACCTTCTGAATTTCTTACGACGTTCGCTATTCATGACAGCTTCATCGTTTTCCATATCGTCACATAAGATGATGTCTGGTCGGGAACCATTCCAGATAAGACCACGAAGCTTTTGCTCTGCGCCTTTAGCAATGATACGGAACTTATCGCCATTATCAAACTCGACAATGATGTCTGACTCAGTTTCCTTGAGGAACTTGACCAGACCCTTCTCATCCTTCTTAATCCCAAACAGGGATATTAGGGTTTCATTTTCTTGTAGCTGTTGCTTAATTGATCCCAGGAACAACGAAGCTTGTGACTCCGTGTCTGATACCATCAGCATAAACTTACGCTCTCGAAATAAGAGCGTAGCCAATCCGTATCCCATCGTGACTGCAGTAGATTTCGCATGACCTCGTGGGGCGGATATAGCTACAAACTTATCTGGTGAACAACATAGATCCCACCACTCAAGGTGGCAGGCAGGTGTGCTGACAGCATCACCTAGGCTAGAGGACAGTACGCTACCCATGAACCCAGCAATGGTGTCCCGGTTAACTAGCATCTGTATTAATCTCTACATCTATTACTTCATCTTGGTTCAAAGAATGCGTCAAATCCTTTTTGGACATGGTAGCAAACTCTGCAAATTTCTTGGCTAGGAATTCTAGCTGGTTCATTGTATCGAGCTTTTCAACCTGTTGAATGGCTCTACCCTCAACCTTAAGCTTTTGATCAATCATATCGACAGCAACCTTATGGGCATCTTTCATATTAACAGGCTTACGGAAGATCTCGCCAGTCTTCTGGTTAAATCCGTAGTCTCCGTTAACAAGGCGATCTTCAACCGTGGTCATGGCCTTCTCCACGATCTTACCAAGGTCAGCCGACAGCTTGTCGTCTTCCTCGTCCCTGATCTGTTGGGTTAACTCTTTCCACCATGGTTGATAACGCCAGATGTGGATGGTGTTCTTTGGGATACCAGTGGCAGCCGCAGTCTTAACCTCAGATCCTGTAGCAATGTAGGTAAGAACGCATTCTATCTTCTGGGACTGTGCCCAGGCTTTGTTGGGTGTACCGGGCTTAGTAGACCGGCGACGCTTAGGGGCGTTGGACAACAAGGCCAACGACGCTTTACCAAATGGTTTGTCAGTACGTTTCATGTAACAAGGATCCTTTAACTATATATTGCTTTTTTACAACACCCTTATATTATACCACACATTTATTGATTTGTCAATAGAGAACACAAAATAAATATATTTACAAGTAGGGGTTGACTTTAGAACAAGAATAGTATATAATAAGATTTATATAATATATATTATATATTGTTTTTAATATATATATGTTTTATATATAATATATAATATACGAGAGTAAGCTTAACGCCGACCCCTAAGGGAGGCATAAGCCTTTTAATATAACAATATCCCCTTTGCCTAGCTCTAACAAGAGCTGTACTAAGTCGCGAGCCCATAGGCGAGCATAGCCCTTTAAAAGCATTTAAAGGTACCTACAAGGCCCTCCAAGTACCTATCTGGTACCTAGCCCTCATCTTCTCTCTAAATGCCTTATAGAGGCTTTATCCCCCCTTAGTTTAGAAAACTATATAAATTATAGGATGGTGACATAAATGAAATTCAGATAGAGTTCCTTTTGCCCCACCCACCCCCTATACTCCTCAGGTATACCCTCACACCTACCTCACCCCATATGCTATGCCCGTATGTATCACTAGAGTGTTGTATAAAAACAACAGTATACTATCCTACCTTCTATAAGTGTTGTATTAAAACAACACATTGGTTATACTAAGCTAT